ATTTACTTGTTGCGCTATAAAATTTATATCTTGATAAGGTTTTGACAAGAAATTTATATCTTGATAAGATATTTTATATTTTGATAAGGTTTTGACAAGAAATTTATAATCTGATATAATACACCCGAGGCTCAGGCTTCGGGCTTTATTTTTGACCTGAAAGGAAATTATATGACATTCGATATTCGTGATTTTGAAACACTACAAGATGATTTTAATATTATTGCAGGAACTGCAAACAAAACTGAAAAACAAGACATTGTAAATCAATTACATTTGATTCAAGAAGAAGTAAGCGAAATTGCAGAAGGTATTCGTAATTCAGACAATGTAGAAATTCTTGATGGTGCAGTTGATTCGTTGTTTGTAGTATTAGGATTTATTCAGAAATTAAAAATGTCTGGTTTTATTACATATGAAGCATTAGAACGTGTAGCTAAAAACAATATGAGTAAATTCCCTACTGACTTCGAAGTAGTAAAACAGACGATTGAACACTACGAAAAGCAGGGTATTGTATGTATGTATGAGTATAACGAAGAGTATAAACGCTATGTAATTCGTGATAAAAATAATAAAGTTCGTAAACCAGTAAATTATGTTGCTGTTGATTTATCTGATTGTGTACCACAGGAGTAAATATGTTTGAAGTAGGTTCAAAAGTAAAAATTCTAACAGGCTATTATGAAGGATTTAGTGCTGTAGTTTCTGAAATTTTATTACTAAATTCTAGACCAAGATACAAAGTTGTTGTACTTCCTGATTTAGACAAATCTGGTGCTCTATACGAACAATCCGAACTTGAATTAGAATCGCAAAAAAAACATCCAGATTTTGAAACTAAGAAAAAAGAAAATCCCGAACAAGGTAGGAAATATGATCAAGGTAAACCTATGTATGGATTATTACCTGCTGATGCTTTAGAAGAGGTTGTAAAGGTTTTAACATACGGTGCATACAAGTATAACGAGCCTTTAGACCAAGAAAATTGGCGCAATGTACCTGATGCCCAACCTAGATATTTTAACGCAACACAGCGGCATTTGTGGGCACACAAAAAGGGTCAACATATTGATGATGAATCTGGTCTGTGGCATTTAGCTCATGCTATCAGTAGTCAATTATTCATGCTTCAACTCTTAATTGAAGAACGTAACAAAGCTCTTGAACAAGAATAATTAGTATGTTATAATTCCCCTCCCAAGGGAATTTAAGAAAGGAAATTATGCTCCGATATAAATTAACAAAACAACCCAACTTAATTACTGCTCAAGTTGAGATTTCAGAATCAGAGTTAGTAAAAGTATTGCCAGATTATAAATCATCAATGGAAACAGAACAACCTACTAAATTCAAATTGATGTTGCATTCTTTAGGTATGGATATTTCTCAACATTATGAACGACAAGATGGTTTACAACACCGTAATCGTTTTAATGAAGTTGTAGTATGTAGCAGATGGGTTGGGGTTGAAAGATTAGACACCGCTTGGATTCAATCAGGATATGCTTCTAAAGCAGCTATTGATAAAGCAAGTGGTTGTAGACTACTAGAAGATTCTTACAGAGCTAGAGGTTTAACCGAAGACGTTCAGCGAAGGTTAGAAGAACGTGATAGTAGAACAACTTTTACGGAAGATAAAGAAGAGGAAAATGTATGATAGTAATTGGAGCAGAATGGTGTTCTGCGTGTAAATCGCTAAAACAAATATTAGAAAACAACAACATTGGTTATACTTACATTGATGCGGACAAAAATCCTGAAGTGATTAAAGAATTTAACATCAGAAGTTTACCCACTACAATTATCAAATCTGAATCAGATACTGTAGTTATTATTGGTAACAAAGTAGATCAAATTATTAAAGCATTGAAAGGTCAATAAATGCAAGTAACTAAACGAGATGGTAGTAAGGAAGATTTTGATATTCGTAAGGTAAAACAAAGTATTGCGTTTGCTTGTGAAGGTGTGGACGTAAACCCCCTTGAACTAGAATCACGAATTGATTATTTCCTGAAAAACGGAATTAAGACGAGTGATATTCAACTCAACATTATTGAACACGCAAAACACCTTGCCAGTGTAGAAAATCCTGAATGGCTCATGGTGGCAGGTCATGCATTCGCTATGCATGAGTTCCACAATTACAAATTAAAAGGTAAATCTTTTAAGCAAATTATTGAAACTGCTGTACGACAAGGTTTTTACGATCAGAGTCTTTTGAAAACATATTCTGACTCAGAAATTGCAGAATTGGAAAAAGAAATTGATTTCAGCATTGATCAACAATACTCTTACGCTGCACTCCTGACAAATAAACACAAGTATCAAAACAAATACGAACTCAACCAACACATGCACATGGTTAACGCCATGCGGTTTGGTCAGAAGGTTAAATCTCAAGATCGTATGAGTTTTGTTAAGTCTACCTACCAAACGCTTGCTAATCGTAAGTTCAGTTTAGCCACTCCGTTTATGAGTAATTTACGATCTGGTGGTAACACTGCTTCGTGTTTTATTATCAGTATTGAAGACAACATTGATAGTATTTTTCAAAACATTCATCGGATTGCTAAGATCAGTAAAAACGGCGGTGGTTTGGGTATTTACCTCGGAAATCTTCGTGCCAAAGGTAGTTCTGTAGGTAAGGCAGAGAATGCAAGTAATACGGTTGTTCAATGGGTAAAAATCATTAACGATACACTGGTAGCTGTGAATCAAGGTGGTAAACGTGCAGGGGCTGGTACTGTAGCTCTACCTATTTGGCACAACGACATTCTTGATTTTCTTGATATGCAAACAGAGCATGGTGATATGCGACTAAAAGCATACGATGTATTTCCTCAAGTCACAGTCCATGATTTGTTCATGCAAAGAGACGAAGAACAGAAGCAGTGGGTTACTTTTTGTCCGTTTGAAGTCAAGAACAAATTAGGTATTGATATTCGCGGTAAATATGGGAAAGACTTTGAAGGTTGTTATCTGAAAATTGAACAGGCTGCTATTGACGGTAAACTAAAGGTTTGTCGTATTCACCCAAATGCTCGTGAATTGACTAAACAAATTATGCGAGTTCAGTTTGAAACAGGGTTGCCGTACATTGCATTTGTAGACCGTATAAATGAACTAAACCCGAATAAGAATGATCCTGAAGGGCTTGGTATTCCCTGTGGAAATTTGTGCCAAGAGAGTTACAGCAATGTTGTACCAGATAAATATGGACACGTATGTAATCTCGGTAGTATTAACATGGGAAATGTTAAAGATTTTGAAGAACTTGCAAAAGTTTCTCGCCTAGCTTGTCGAATCCTGAATTCAGGTGTTGATCTTACCAACCACCCCGACGAAATCACAAAATTACACAATGAACGGTATCGCACAATCGGTATTGGTGTTATGGGGCTACATGACTATCTTGCTCGTGAGTTTACTGGTTATAATGATCATAAACTGATTGCTAAGATTTTCGAGTGCATTGAATATAATGCGGCACTTGAATCAGTAGAGATCGCCAAAGAAAGAGGGGCGTTTGAGGCGTTTACCTATTCTGAGTGGAAAAATGGTAACATGACAAAACGATTCAAATCAATGGGTTGTGGTGAATATGATTGGGATTATTTGCAAAGTCAAATTGATTTGTACGGTATCTATAACAGTCAATTAACCAGTCCCGCCCCCACTACTACTACAAGTATTAGTCAAGATGCATCTGCTAGTGTCTTACCCATCTACAGTGCTTTCTTCAGTGAAGATAACAAGACGGGTAGTATGAAGGTCAGTGCTAAATTTCTTAAAAACAACCCGATTGGTTATGCTAAGACTCAAGCTAAGTTCTCTGCCATCGAAATTATTGATGCTGTTGCGGAAATGCAAAAGTTCACAGATACTGGTATTTCTATGGAACTTATTTTTGATCAAAATAAAGATGGTTTCAAAGCAAAAGACTTGTATGATGCTATTCATCATGCTCACTCTAAAGGTTTGAAAACGATCTACTATATTCGTAGTATCAAGCAAAAAGAATCAGCAGATGAGGCTTGTGTGGCTTGTTCTGGTTAAAGTTATAGTGTACAATAGGCTATCAATCGGTAGCCTATTTTAGAAAGGAAAAACATGAAACAACGACTCGTATTCAACCCTGAAGGTAACGATAGTACAGAATCGCGTAAAATCATTGGTGGTAATTCCACAGGTATTGCTAACCTAAATAGTGTCAAGTATGCTTGGGCTTCAAAGCTGTACAAGATTATGCTGAATAACTTCTGGATTCCAGAAAAGGTCAGTCTGGTTGATGATCGCACAACGATTAAAGAACTTACTACTGATGAAATGATCGCACTAAAGAACACTCTCAGTTTCTTAATTGCTCTTGATTCAATGCAAACTGCAAATCTACCAAACTTATCAGCATATATCTCAGCACCTGAAATTAACGCATTGTTTACTTTGCAGGAATTCCAAGAGCAGATTCATTCCCAATCTTATCAGTATTTGCTACAGGAATTATTTCCTTCAGTTGACCGTGAAGAAATTTATAATTACTGGAGAACCAACCCTTTACTACTTGATCGAAATACAAAAATTGCCAGTAAATACCAGCAATTTGTTGATAATCCGACTGAGTTGAATTTTAAGAAAGCTATTGCTGCTGACTTCGCACTTGAAGGTATTTATTTCTACAACGGATTTCAGTTCTTTTACCAACTTGCATCACGTAAGAAATTGGTTGAAGTTTCTAAAATGATTCAATATATTGAAAACGATGAAGTAACTCATGTTTCATTTATGAATTATTTAGTGAAAGAATTATTTGATCTTAATTCTGAAGAAGATCGTAATATTTTGATTGATACAATTACCGAAGCAACCGAATCTGAAATCGAATGGGGTATTTCTATTTACGGTGATAACATCTTAGGTATCAGTTCACGAAGTACTGAGGAATACGTTAAGTATCTCGCTAATCAAAGAGCAAAGGTCGTTGGACTGGGTACAATTTATCGTGGATACAATACTAACCCCTACCAATATCTCGATAAAGAAGAGAAGCGCGAGAACTTTTTTGAGACAACAGTTACTGAATATAGTCAATCTAGTGCAGTGAAAGGATGGGATGATTTCTAAGTTAATATTATATAAAAAAAAATTAGCCGTAGGTTTCCAAGGAATAATCCAAGGAGCCTACGGCTTTTTGTTTATCTAATTTTAAGAATAATTCCAAAAGACTCGGTTAGGTAATGTACCATCTCCGATCCCTAAATGTAAAAATCCTGCATGAAACCCAATACGAGTAAAACCAATCTCAAACGCAATTTTTAAGATTTCAAATCGCTCTTGACTTGATGTTACAGCAATGTCAGCACACAAACCTTTAGTGTGTTCACCATTTGCATGACCTTTTCTTGCTTCAATCGGATGTAAAGGACTTCTGTAACCAGAATTTACTTTCATTGCTTTACCATAACGGGTTCGTAGTTCTTGAAGCATAACCATGAATTCATGCTTCATCTCATTAGTACCTGTATGCTTGCAAGACATTTCTTCTTTTTTGAAATTCGGGTAAAGTTCCCATTTAGCCGGTGTCATTATACGTACCTCCAAAAATAACCCCCTGCGTGATGTCTTGATCCACGACAAACAGCAGAAATATTACCTTGACTTATACCAGTAATCCTGTGAGCATCATGTGTACCATGATAAGTTGCCAACACTTTCCCGGTAGAAATTTCTATCTGTTGTAAAACTTTACTATATTTACAAGACTTACCAGTTTTTCCTTTATGCCAGTGTTTTTCATTAAGTACCCGAAAAGAGTGTGATTTGTTCTCCCCGTGTGTACACCATTCCAGATTAGAAATATTATTATTTTTTTTATTACCGTCCTTATGATTAACACATTTTTTATTTTCAGGATTATCAATAAAAGCAGAAGCTACAAGTCTATGTACTTTAAATTGTTTTGATTTATTATTGGAATAAAGTGTAACAACTAAGTACCCGCCCTTGTCAGTAGACAGTTTACGAATTTTTAGGTTGTTATCAAAACAACTATAAACAACACCTTCACTGTCTATTCCGTATGAGTTTTCGTACCCTTTTATTGGTTTAATTATTGATGTGTTCATCTGACTTACCTTTCATAAGTAATTGATTTTTGTCAGCACTACCTTTGCTAGAACCCAAAAAGTAATTCATGATCGTTGCAATAATAGTTCCAAGTAAGAAACCCAGAACTGTATCAGCAAATCGTTCATTACCTACAGGGATTGTACCAAAAGTAATCATATAAATGTAAACAGCAGTAATAAAACTCCAAAACGAAGCTAGATAATAAACAAATCGTTTACTAAACAAGTCGTCTTGTTGTAATGCTACTTTTTGCAAATCTCTAGCGTCTGCTGTGTTTTTGTTTTCTTGCTCAATTCTGAATTCCTCATGCTTCATAGCAGCAATTCTCAGTTCAGCAATCTTTTCAGCAGACATATCAGGTTCTAAAGTAATACCTGTTTTTTGTTCTACATAATCTACCCCTTTGTCTACAACGGCTTGTGCAAGCCTTGGTAAATTATTAGAGATTAAAGTAGATACGATACCTGCGATTAGTGGTGCCATATTATTTCTTTCATTAGGATTCTTGTTTAGGTGCCCCTAACTCAAATAAAGCCTGTCTAGCAAATACAATATCTGAAACCCAAGAGTCTCGACAATGATCTTCTTGCCAGAAGAATATTTTATTTAGAGTTTTATAAGCTGTACCCCAATAGGGTTTTTCCCTATTGAGATAACACCTTGCTGAAATAGTCATATTAGGATTACCGTTTAAGAAAACAGTATTCAACGCCTGACTAATAATTTCTAATACATTTAGCAAATATGTTTTCATTTTGTTCCTTGATTAAGATATAGGAAAGTATCGGTTAGTTGGTACAGTAAAGTTTGATGTATAACGTGATACACCTTTTGTAAATCTAATAGATTGCATTTTACCAACAAATCCGGGTGCCCCAGAATTAAAACTATAGCCAATAACGACACTATTACCATTATAACTAGGTGTGAATGGTCCCTCATTAAAGCTGTTTGCTAATACACCATTTAAGAACATTCTGACAGTATCACCTGTTCTAGTGATTGCGATATGATTCATAGTTCCAACTAACATTGGGCCTGTTGATATATCTAAACCGGGACTAATGCGGAAATAAGTACCCATGTCATCATACATCAATGAATATTCGATTTGTTCAGGGTCAAAATTAGCTTTGTGTAAAATATAATTTCTTCCGTTAATACTGTCTGGTAAGAAATCAGGACTTAAAAACAATTCTAAAGTAAAATCACCAGAACCAATGTATAGACTTTCTCTACTGTTATCTAGTAATCTTACTGTTTTCCAACCACTTCCAAAAGGACTCGTAAATTCTGCAACACTTTGACCTCCAAATAATACTATTTCAGGGTTGTCAAATGGTTCAACTGGTACATTGTGTGAACTACTATTTTGAATAGGAGTTGTATCGAAATTGATTAAATATTCAACATTAGTAAAGAACGGATCACCCCCGACAGGTGGAGGTGGTGGCGGTGGTGCTACAAACGCTTTAGTAGTACCATAAATATCTGCAATGTTTGAAGAAATAATCTTCAGTGTAATTTTATCTCCGGGTTCTAAAACAGGAGAGCCACCTTTGGGTGAAAACAACGTAAAGCCTGCACTGGGTACAATTGTTAAATCTCCAGAACTTGATCTATTTGAAAGATCAACTTCGTTGTTGTCACCATAATTTACACCTTCATTGATGTTTACAGTTTTTGCACCATTGGTGGTGAATCTAATGTACTTGTTCATATCTTGAGGTTGTAGTGTCAGACTTGCTGCGTTGAAGTTTACTACTTCTTTTACACCAACTGCACCAGATACACTTACACTACTCATGATACCACCAGTACCAATACGGTGATCTTCAAAACTCGATACTGTATTTGTAGATGTTACAATCCTATAAACTCGTCCATATGCGTTTTGATCGTTCCAGTTTGTTACTGTAGTAGATACAGAAATTTGACCGTTTGAACGTTGTACAACAACATAATTGGTTGCATTAGCCGAAAGTGTCAATGTCCCTGCTGGTACACTAAAACCACCCCATCTACCACCGTAATAACCCCAAACGAGTAAAGAACTCGTCTGAGGATTACGACTGTAAACAGCATAAGCATCTAGTACTGCAAAGTTTTCATTAACAACGACTTCAGGATTAGCCTGACTATTTTGCCATTGTTGTAGATTCATTAAATAACTCCTATTGAAGTAGTCGATACATAACCTGCACCGACGATTGCACTAATTTGAGATACCTCAAATGTAATTTGATCACCTGTTGTAAAACCATCAGCAATTGCTGAAGTATAAAGATACTCAGGTGTGGCTATGGTTTCAGTTCTAATCAAAGTAGAATTCTTGAAAATTCTTACTCTATATTGTTCAGAAACTTCACCTAGTGGAACATAAGTTCCTACACTACCACCGTATCTTGTAATCAATCTGGTTCTTCTTTGCCAACTAACTCTTATATCATTGTTCTGATATACAGCAGTTAAATTAGCAGGAGAAAAAGGTTTCAAACCAATTGCTGTATCTGTAAAACTTCTCGACGGAACATCTGATAACAGTTTGTTAAGAGTAACCGCTTTTACCTGTCTTGGTAAGTCAATTTGAGTAATCAGTGAATTTACTCTTCGTAGTTTAGTACCAAGTTCAACAAATCGTTCATTTGAAACGTGTGTTGAAATAACCCATTCTGTTCCTCTTTGTCCACGTAATAGACCTGAAAGTCTATAAGTATTCGTGAATTGTGTAGAACTCAATAATTGAGCATTTCTGTAACGAATGATTTCTGAACCGACTAATGCTACGTTGATCGACAAGTTGTTCAACATAAGTTCTCTTGTTGAACTGACCAATTCACCTCTTACTGTTACCTCTAGTATACTATACTCGTCAAATACATTACCTTCAGTAAAATCAGTTAGAATGTTATTACAAGTACCTAACACACAATTTTCACCAGTAATAAACTTTTGTTCAAAGATGTCATTGCTAAATGATTCTACATACACAGCACCATCCCATTCATCACTAGCTTGTAGTTTTTCAGAAGCAACAGCTACATAATAACCAGCTTCATTATCAGCATCTCTAAGAATAGGAATATCTAAGACTTCATAGATCGTATTCGCTAAATCAGCAGGATCAGTGATACTAACATAAGAATTATCAGTAATTGCCGCAGATTGTAATACCCCAACGTCATCTAATACACATTCAAGTTCTATTGTAGTAACAGAATCTTTTTTAGAAATTACTCGTAATCTAAAAGTTCTTCCGTTATAATCAATGACTTCAAACACATCACCATTTTCTAAACGAGCATATTTTAACGGAACTCTTATTGTAGTAGTAATCCTAGAACTTACTTGATCCATCAGTAGTGCATCTACTACACCTTTTGCTTCGGAAGGTATCATACCAATCGGTAACTGTATTGGAGTAGTTGATGCTTGAGTACTAATAAGTCGATCACTATATTCAGTAGAAATATGGTAATCAGATTCCATATTATTGTAACTCAATGCTACCTGTGCAGGAATTTCCAAATCCGAACCTAATTTCATAGACAAAGGTTCAACAAAACCCGATTCTGATGTTCCTAAATCTTCCCAAGGAATCGTCAATACAGGTTCAACTTGTCTTTCTTTTATGCTGATTTTATCTGTTTTACTTACTTCGAAAAAGAAAGTATTTTTCAATTGATCGAGTGAGCTTCTTGTTGGACTTACTTGGGAAACAGCAAATGCTCTTAGTGGTTTTGATCTTACTACAGGTAAAATTGGTCCAACTTTATTATTTATAAAGAAATTACTCAGTCTGAACGAACTACTTTCGATGTTCAAGTCTTCTGAATCTTCACCTCGTTTTCTTGATTCATGAAAAGTTCCACGAATAGAATGAAAATTTAACCAAGCATTATCATAATCACGACTGTAAATTTCCTGATCGTCTGCATGAATTGTAATCAGTCTTTGTGTATCTGAAATTACATATCTTAATTCGAAATTTGTTTTTGACGATAGATATGGTATTTCGGTTTCTATTATAAATGGTGCTACGTTAATTCGTTCAATAACTTTCCACTTATTTTCTGAACCTATCCATATTACACGTATAGATGTGTCTTGAGAATTTAAAGACAAAGGGTTAAATCGCAAAGGTAATTGAAATACTTCTAGGCTATCATTAAAAACCGCACCAATTCTATAGTTAATGTTATTTATTGAAGCACTTACTTGACATTCTTCACCAGCCGTATGGATATACATACCAACGTTTGTTGGTAATTCTTCGATATATAAGTATCCTACTGTAGTTTCATTTTTTTCTACAATCTTTATACCGTCTGAAGTCACATCGAGAATCGGGGGATCAAGGCTATAACCTGAAGACGGAAGAATATTACTCAAATCTTCACCAGTTTGCTGTAAAGGATTACTAGGATCAGTAAAAGGTACACCAATTTTAGGTTGTACAGCAGGAGTTTCTTCTCCATAAAATTCTGAAATAATAAAATCAGAATCTGTTCTAGAATCAGAATAACCTGCTCGTTTCATCAATTCAGATATAACCTGACCAACTGAATTGATCCCGACTAGTTGCACAGAAGATGTAGCATCACCTATAATTCGAATATTACTTATTCTCCAATTTGGTTGAATATAATTTGGTAGATTTGAACCATTGTATGAATTACTTGATATTTCAAAAATTGTTGATAAATTTGAATTTATACCATAGTTAAAAGTGTGTACTAATGTATCATTTATATAACAATTATGAACTTTTAATACATCATCAAATTCAATCTTGATGTCAAAATTAGAACCAATGTTAGGAATCTGAACTACTTGTGTTGTAGTTGAATATGAATAAACTAATTCCCATCTCCAAACATTAGCTATTGGAGATGAAAACGGTATATTCTGATCATTCCTATAATGTAATGATATTTCCCCCGAAACAAATGACGCAAATCTAAAATTTACTCTGAACGGTGTGTCAATAGTAATATATATACCACGGTCTTCATCTCGCATTAGTAAAAGATCACTTATTTTTGCAGAAACTGTACAACTAGTACCCTGCGTGTGTGTGTACATTGGTTCATTAAAAAATCCAAAGCTATTAGTACCTATACTTATACCATAAAAACCTCTACCAGAATTATCATTTTGGCCAACAATTTTCAAACCATTACTATTTATATCAGTTTCTCTTTCATGAAGAGAAGCCAAATTAAAAGAATCAATTATTACAGTATTAGTTCCGAATTGTTCTGTTAATGATCTTGTTAATGGAACATCGACTGTATATTGTGGTACTTCAGCAACAGTACCAGCAATCTCGAAAGTAAGATTGGGAATAACACCAGATGTACCTAATTGTAACGAACGAATGAAAACGTAACCTCGCCCACGATATGCAGGTGCATTACCTACACCTACAGCAGCTTCATATGTAGGATCAGGTAGTTGTGTAGAGCTACCTGTATAAATTCTAACTTCTGACCACGTACCTTCTTTTGTTTTTGGTGGTGATACTGTACCATTCCAAACCAAATCCCCGTTAGACCATATTCTACTGACTCCTTGAATTTGATTTTCAGTCAAAAGTACCAGTAGGTCAACTTCATAAGTATATGTAGTGACACTACCACCACCTCCACCTTTACCTACACTTTGAGTATTAGCAATTTCTCTTTTATTTGAAGCCCATATAATTTGACCAGCAATACGAGGTGAACCTGCAACCCACGGTATTACTTGTCCATATTCACTACCAGCTACTCTCAAGTCACCGAGTCTTGGACCTTGTTGATTCTGACCTTTTGCAAATAAGGTAGAACCTAACATTGAACCAACCGACCATCCGATTGCTGTACCTGTCATACCAAGTGCTACAACACCTGTACCTAGTGTTGCCGCACCTATAGCTGCACCAGCAGCAGCAATAACTAATTCTGCCATTATTTATCCTTCCATCTAAATGCAGCGACAAATCTCATTTTATCGTTTAACAATAGTCTGGTTTCAATTACTTGTCCTCTTCGACTATCGGCATGAATTATAGAAAAACCACCGTGAACATAATCACCAACGATACCAACGTGTTGTGGAAATTTATCGAACGCAACACATATAATATCACCTACTTGCATATCTTTGAATTCAACAATTTGTAAATTGTCTTTAAGATGGTGCATTAGTAGTTTACCATCAGGAACCCTACTATAGCCTGTAATATCCCAATCTTTTTCCACAATATTAAGTTCTTTCGCCACACAGAGTACAAGACCAACACAATCTACACCATGATACTTTACTCTGGCTTGATGGTGATAAGGAGTACCAATATATTCACGAGCAATTTTTACAGTAGAGTTCATTTTATTTCACCAAATCGTCAACAGTAGGTCTATGGGGTTCACCTTGGAAATTGATCACATTATTAAATTTATTTTTACAATCTTCAGTTAATCTTTTTCTACAACCTGCTGTTGCTCTAAAAGTATCTCCTACTTTAATTTCTAAAGTAGTAGGAAGACTTAGAACAAATGTAGCAGTAGAAAATTGTTTAATTTTCATAGGTCTTGTTGTAGAATTATCACCTGTCAACCAATCAACAAAACCTTCACCGAAATAATCATCAGGTTTATCAGACGAAGCACTTGCTACAAATGTTCTTTTATCAGTTACCTGAGTAACAGTATATGTAAAGGTAAGGTTATCCAAATTGACTCTACACATATTATCACCAAGTCTTGCTCTGCAAGTTTTTGTAGATACAATACCTACAGATTGTTGTAGCTTTTGAGTAATACCTCGTAGTTCTATAATAATAGTGTTTTGATTCAACGTGACTTCACCAAACCAACCACGAACAAGAGGTTCTACGTCATTTTGAATACTAGGTGCAGCAACATCCCATCTATATCGGAATATTCTATATTCTGCGTCTTGCCATACACCAGCGATAATTTCTTCTCTATCAAAGAATGTACCATCATCTAGTGTACTCAACTCCATGTTATCTACTGCAAAACCCGCAGAACTTTGAATTACACTTGCATCAAAACCTTGGGATGCAGAAAAATTTACTACTCCATTTGCTCCCCAAGTAGAACAATTCATCTGAAAATCTTGATCGCTTGATGTAAACCCAAAGACTTGACCATCTTGTCTTTTAATAAACAAACCGTAAGCCAAACAAGTAGAACCCGATTCATAGTGTTCTTGTAAAGCAATAGGAATAATTTTCATAGAGGAATCTCCTTAATCGGAATTGAATTCCAACTGTACGCTTCAACATCATCTAAACTACCGCTCATAACATCAGTGTCAAAACGACAAGGTACGTCAAATTCTCCACTCCAGTTGTAAACATCATCTTGTAAATGATCTGCAATTGTCACAAGACCTTTTGTGTAATCTATAACGATTGTATTTGTGATTTCTGTTACTACACCTGATCTATTTCTAAAAACTTTTACAGTATTGTCTACTGGTTTTGTAATTTTACGTAATTCGTTAAAACCAATAGCAGCTTGATATACTTTGAACAATTGGAAAGTGTTAACAGGTGTACTAACAGCTTGTAGAATACCTTCTAGTGTAGAACACTGAAAATCACTCCAATCCTTAAATCTAAACCCATGAAATTTACCACCCATTGATCTGAAAAAGATCAATAATTCTCTGTATTGTTCTTTTGTTTTTAAGCCGTGTGAACAGTCACCTACACATAATGCTCGTTGTCTGTTTCTGTTTCTAGCTTCACGACCCGATACAGTAGTAGAGATAGATGTAGAAAATTCGGGGCCAAATCTGACCCCGTATGCAATATTATCTGGAAATTTAGGGTTTTCTAAAAAAGCCATAATTTCTCCTAATTAAATTGAGGGAGAAACCTCCCTCGTTATGTATTTCTAGCCATCGCACGATTTGCACCTTGTAGTGCCATTGCAGCTAATTGTGCTTGTGTTTCACGGCTAGCAGCCTGACCTTGAATTGTGAAGTTCTGAATTACTGTCACGTTTTGAGTCTGATTATTCGTAGGGCTAGCAAGCATATGATTTGGAATAATAGTACCTGCGCTGTCTGGTACAAACAACTCAGGACCACGTTCACCTACAACTGATGCTTTACCTACAGGTGGTCTACCACCGTCAGCAAAAAACAATCCACTGAAGAAACTTCCAATAGCACCAGAAGCTGTAGACATTGCTGAACTTACCATTTTGGACATACCACCACCATCAGCAAAAGCACCTCTTAAAGAAGCCTTTAAGGGTTCTAATACTAATACCTGTGTGATAACATCCATTATACCACGTTCCATATTTTTCAGAACATCGCTGAAACTTTCACCTTGGAAGATCAAAGAATCAAAAGCGTCTGTCAAAATACCTGCAAATTTATCTGCTTCATCCTGAACTCTTCTTAGATTTTCTTCCTGTATAACAAGTTGACTATTCTGATCTGCGAGTGCTTTTAGTTTCTCAATTTGAGACTGAATAAAAGCAGGATCAGCATTTTCTAACTTGCGTAGGTTTTCAATATCTTTATTAAGTTCACGAACAATATCACGCTGACGTTCATAGATATTTTTATCTGAATCGGTCATTCCAAAAGTAACTCTGGAATCGTTAAAATCTGAAGTACGAGTATTGAACTCTTCTTGTCTTTCAGTAACAACTCTACCTGCTTCTGTATTAGCAGCATTGATTCTTGCACGAGCATAAGCATTAAGAGCTTCGGTTGCTTCTTTGGTAGTTATGATTCCTTGAAATTCAAGTTCATTGATCTTTTGTAAGAACCCACCGTACATATCTGTAACTTCAGAAACTGCACGAATACTATCATATATTTCGCTTAAAGCGTCAATACGCTTGTCATTGAATTCTTTAGCTTTTCTTTCTGCTTCATTTACTTTTTCAATTGCTGAAATTTCTTGAAGTCTACCAAGTACAAGTTGTTTTTGTGATTCGGTAAGTTTCTTGAAGCGTTCATCAGTCAATAAAGAATCACGTAGCTTTTCTGCTTCAGTAAGGTCTTTAGTAGCACCTGTTACTCTTGCATAAAGTTCAGTTACTCTTTCTGTGATGTTGTCAAAATTATTAACAGAATCTGATCTAGCTTTACTTACATCGCGTTCAGATTTGATAATACCATTGTTCATCAGAATCATACGGTGCTTGTTTTCAATTAACTTCTGATCTACAGGAAGACCTAGTTCTCTTTGTTTGGTTACGTAAGCATCCAACTCAGCGATTTCTTTATTTGCTTTTACATAGTTACTAGCTTCATTACCGAACCGCATGAACAATGCAACTTCTTCTCGTAGAGCAGCAGTTTGAGCGTCAGCGCCTTGTAGTGCCTGAACACGAGCAGCAGTTGCAGCATCACGAGATTCTCTAGCAATAGTAGCCGGATCAAATCTACGATTAAGTAGTTTTTCCCTTGCTTCTACAAGTTTTTCTAATTCAATACGTAATCTTGAAACTTCTGCTCTTGCATCAGAAGCATCTTGACCTTCGTTAGCTAAACCGTTAGCATGAGAATTTGCTCGCATTACAGCTTGTTCTTTTTGACGGATTAGAGCATCATAATCTTTAACACCTTGTTCGACAACAGTATTGTGAGCTTGCATCAGTTCATTATATTTTTGAACTTCTTGACTTGTACCACCGAATGCTCGTTCTTGTGCTTTACGAACTTGATCATAACTTAAACCAAGATCAGTATTTACATCAGCAAGTTGTTCAGCGGTTTGTACATTGTCAGACATTAAGTTCTTAACAACAACAAAACCTGTAGCGAGTAAAGTTAAACCTGTGATTACTGGATGTGCTTTAAGAATATTTAATGCAGCAATCAATGCACCAGTAGCAGCAGTCAATCCTGCTTTTGCTAAACCTACAACACCTAGTGTAGTAGCATAAGATACCATTGCAGCAGTAGTACCAGCTATTCTAGCAATTAAACCAGTCTGAGCAAGCATTTGTGCTTGAGTCGCTACTGTAACTGTAGTAGCAGCTACATAAGCTGCTTGGAAAGAAATAACTAGTTTAGCAAGACCTGCAAGTAAAGCAGCTTGTACTAGAGTATTCAACACATCACGCAAAGTAGATAATGCTTCTTTATTGTCGTTCACAAACCCTAACATTGTAGCAAAGAATTTATTGATTTCTGTCAAACCTTGTGTGATTTGAAAGGTATCATTGATGTTCTTAGCTAACATCTTGAATTCGTTATTCAATAATGTAGTACTTTGAGATAAAGTAAGAGGTGCAGATTTTACACGTTCTTCTAATTCTCCAATAGAGTCTACAAGTGCTTTACCTACGATTTCAGAAGTAAGTTTACCATCAGCAGACATTTTACGTAATTCTGCACGAGTAACACCTAATTGTTTTTCCAATACACGTAGAATTTCAGGAACAGCTTCAGAAATAGCACGGAATTCATCACCGTTGAATGTAGCCGATGACATCGCTTGAGAGAACTGTAACAAACCCGAACGTGCTTCTTGTGCAGCAGTACCTGAAATTGTCATAGCTAATGCGAATGCACGAGTTACATCTTCTGCGTACTCGGAAGTCTTACCTGTAGATTGGAACACAGGAATCAAACGAGCATACAATGTACCCAATTCCATAATAGGAGCACGAGAAGTATCTGCAATTTCTTTTAGTCTTGCAAACGCAGGTTCAAATTCTACGGTATTGTTAGAAAGAATCTGAATTCTGTTAGCAAGTAATTGAATAGCGTCAGCAGTTTCTACGAATACACGACCACCTGTTGCAAATAAAGCACTACCAGCAAGAGCACCCATAGCAGGGAATAAACCTCTTAAAACGCCCTGTAAACCACGAAGAGCATTTTGAGTACCTGACAGTCTCTCAATCTCTTTACGAAGCGCCTGAGCCTGTCTAATCTGTTCTGGTGTAGCTCCTGCTTCGGTAAGTCTAAACACAACGTTACCAGTAGCAGCACGACTACCACCAGATAATGCAGCACGTTGTTGATTTAGTTTAGCGAATTCTGTACGAATTGCGTTTGCTCTGTCTGCTTGTGCCCTAGCTTCTGCTTTTCTTACTCTTTCAATACTTTCAATACGATCTTGTTCTTGTTTACGATACAAACGAACCATTTGATCACCGGCAAAGCGTTCTTCCGACATTCTTTTTTGTAAAGCATCAGATTTCTTTTGCTCTGCTTTTTGCCAAGCATTGACTTCTTTTGTAATCTGGTTTACCCTACGTTCTTGTTGTTCACGTAGATTTCTTTCGTGCATAGCAGTCAACTCGCGCTGACGCTTCATTGTCTCTTCTTGCTGTTTAGCAACTGCTACAGCTTCTTTTTCAATTCTATTCTTTTCTTCTACTGTACGATTTAGTTCGTTTTGTGCTCTGAATTGTTCAACAATTTCATTAACGTATTTACGAGCTTCTGCTTGTCTACGACCAAACGATTCTCTACCTGTACCGTACATTGCTGATGCTCGTTGTTGAGCAAATTGAGCAGCACGACCTACTTCTTCTAATTGCTTTTTAGTAAGATCACCAAATTGTGCAGCACGTTGTAAACCTTTAGCTAATTCATCAGTAGCTTTTCTTGCTTTGAGTAATGGGTCAGCAGCACCATCAAACGGGTTAACTTTAGAGATTGCGTTAACGTCATGAATACTTTTTGCCATTCTTTTAAGTTCTGAGTTTGTAGCACCCATTGCTTTAAGACTAGCCAGCATATTTGCTTGTGCTTTTGTGAAACCTCTACCAAGATCAATAACTCGACCGTTGGATTGAATAAGTTCTCCACGTAGTAAAGCCATAGCCATTTCAGCTTTTTTGACTTTACGTGCAGCAGCATCCAAGTCGGTAAAATCTGCTTTGAATTTTAATTCTACAATATCCATAATTTACTTTCTTAATATGCTCTTCTAGCATAAGCAGCTTCAGCGACTGCTCGGTACGTTGACATTACTGTCTTGAGTGTAGGTTTAAGTACAGGTTCACCAATAATATTTCTCTCAAACAAGTGATAAGCAGGACCATTCGCACTGATATAAAATGTATCACCTAGTGTATATTGTGATGAAAAATCTGATTTTAATTCGGATTGCATTTCTGCAAGCGTTCTTATGTCTTCTCTGTTTTTAACACCGCGAATAGATTCAGTATAACTATAAGCACCTTTGTGATAACCTACTTGTTGTTCAATACCATATTTTCTTTCACGGTCAGCATACATTTTTGCATACTTGTAACTAAATCTTGGTGAATTTTCATCTATCTTATCTGCATCACCTATGATTGTATAATGATTCAAATATTTAGCAATTTCTTGTGCAACCGCAAGAACTACATTACGCATTTTTCGTGTAGCATTTGCTCTAAATTTTAATTTAAGATTACCAGATGCTCTAGCAGGAGAGGTACTACGTGTACCTGCTGATGATGTGGCAAGTCTTGCTATTGCATTTTCTAAATTTTGTAATTTACCTTCTGCGTTAACTAGTGCAGAAGTATCTACTTTTATACCAATTGTACTAAGCATAAGTTTTCCTTATTTAATACTCGATTACTCAAACACTAAATAAGAAAAACCCTCGTTTGAGGGTTCACTTCTTTTTAGATTGTTGAGCTTGTTTCTTTTCTTGATTACTGTGAATTACCTGCAAAGCAGTGTTATCAAACAATTTAATAAGTTCTATTTCCCAACTTTGTGGAGTAATTTGAATAAGATTAAAGTAATTAGAAATCTCAGTATATGAGATTGCATTTAATCCAAACCCATTTGAAGTTCTACTGTTATGCAGATCAAGAAAAAACTTCCAAGCATCAACAAACAATTCATTAAGTTCACAAGGTGGTTCTAATTCAACAGGTTTAACACCAGTTGTTTTGTATACTACTTCCAGTTGATCACGAAGAGTTTCGTTTTTTGTACCAACAGGTGAACTTAACTTGAATTGCCATTTACAATATTCGACTGCGTTTTTGTAATCAGTCGAGTCGAAAATTGAATGGATTCTGAGCCGCCTCCAGAACTTGATCACGTAACCATGAGTGTTCTTTGAACAGTGCTTTAGCTTTTTCCTTAGTAAAGAAAACTTCTTCACCATTTTCAGCTAAACCTTGCCAACTGATTACTCGTACAGCAGCAGCTTCGGCTGACATATCTTCTGCTTCGTCTAGGTCTAGTTCCCATTCTTTACCACGGCGTTTTGCTTGTTGTTCTTGAGCTTTCATTTCCTGATAAACACGACGACCGTGATTTTTTACAACAGGTGAATTGTCACCACGCACAGTAATTTTGAAGTCAGTTTTAGTACCATCTGGTAGAGTTACTTGAAATTCATGACCGACTTCAGCAGCAGCTACAGGGTTTTGTTTTACAATATCAAACATATTATTTCCTTTCGTTTAGTTAAAATTGACTATTAGAATTATATTGTCAATAGAGATTATAACACGAGAATTTAATATAGTCAAGAACAGTAATTAAAAAAAAATCCCCGCACTAGGCGGGGAAGATTTATGCTTGTGAGTCTTGAACTACAATAGTTGTAGGTAGTAGACCCGAACTTGTCACATCGTTTTTAAGTGCTTGGAAAGACATTGAAGCTGTCAAACCAAGTTCACCATCATCTACAGTATGGCTATTTAGTTTTACTTTAGGTAATGCAAAGCTAACAAACTGAGAAGTAGGTGTGTTGTCAGCAGCTAGAGCCATAACAATAGAAACAGGAGTTTCTAAGTCGAAATAGTCGCGGAACTTACCGTCCATAAAGTAAACATTTAAGTTACCAGTAGCAGTAATACGACCTGTGAAAATTTCAGCAATTGCGTTAGAACCTACAGCAGTAGCGTTTTCGGTAGCGCGTTCTACTGCAAAATCAGCAGAAGTAATTAGAGCTACAGGAACACCATCTACAATCATCGCACCGTTAACAGCAGCGAAAATACCATTTGTATTTTGTGGGGTAGCAGCGGTAAAATATTGAGTAGTAGCTTTTAGACCTAAATCTTTACCTGCAAAACCTACCTCAACAGTAGTCAGACCAGTAGAAGGTAATGATACTGAAACACTATTTGGTTTCATACCTGTGTATACTTCTGACTGTGCAATGTCAGCAAACCATTGTTCGATTGTGTACGACTGATCAGTATGACCTGATTCTGGTACAAAAGTTTGTTTACCGGGTACAGTAAATGTTACAGCAGTTTCGGTTGCTTGAGCAACAGGAGCTACACCATTCAGAGGTACGAAAGTCAGTTCTAGTGCAGTAATAGCAACAACTAACATATTCTTATCGTTGTTAGCAGGAGCAGTAAAACCAGTACCACGTACAACCATACCTACAACAAAACCATCAGTTAACCATGAACCAGTGTCTCGTACTAGTTTGTATACTGAACCTGTTACAGTAAGTGTAGTATCGACAGCACTTGCGAATGTGACAGCAGTAAAATCACGAGCAAGAATTGTACCTACGAAATCAGCGTATGTACCAGCAGATAATTCACCACTTAGACTACCTTCAGCAGAACGTACACCGTGACGGAAATCAGCCATTTGGCGATCAGTACGAATTTCAGCAGATTCGAACGCATCTTTAACTAAGTTAAAATCAGCAGTTACACGACGAAGTTGCTTACCATCGGTTGAACCAGCAGGAGTACCCCATGCAGTTTCTTTTTTATAAGATACGGTTTTTGCTGTACCTTTAGCGATAGTTGACATAATATTTTCCTTATAAAGAATTGTTTACATTTGCAAATGTAGAGTTATCAAGGTTAACTCAAAACCTTCAGTCTTTATATACTTCCGTAATGACTGGTATGATTACAGGAACAACCAGACGTTGTTCGACTATTTCTGGACTTTCTATTCTAGGTGTACGTAGTACATGAATTCTTGAATCTGATTCTTGTAAAAACATACCTTTATCAAAAATAGTCCGGATTTGTTCAGCAACATCAATTGCATCAAAAACACCTTTGTTTGGTAAATCAACTACAAAGATTTGGAAACTGAATCTTTCTCTGTAATATTTACTACCAACAACTACATCTTCTGGTTGTAGTACAACCAATTGTACTTCAAAGTACATTTCTGATGGTTTGTTAAAATTTATATTTTCAAAAGCAATCTTGATGTTTGGAAAATTCTGAACAAGTCTCCGTTCTAGTGCTTTTTTAGTATTGATTAGAGCAGACATATCTACCTCACAGTTTTGTTGTTGTAATTCTGTAAAGTATCACTTGACCTAATGCATTATGTGTCATATAAGATTCAACCATATAGGTTTTAGAATCATAAACAATTTTATCGTTTACATCAGGAGTTTTTGATAAGTCGGTAGCTGAAACCAAAAATTCAACAACTTCTTTTCCTATCAAATTTGGATAGTTATATTGATTTGCTTTAACAATTTTTGGGTATGCTTTTAAGTTTTTAGAAACTTCGGTATTGACTACTTTACCTGTTTCTACGTTATAACTACCTTCAGTTACTTCATAGTAGACAATAGGATGACCGTTTCTGTCGAGCATGAATCTAGTAGAGTTGTCAAACTTATTCATGATAACCCTTAAATACTAAAATATTTGTCTGAAGTAATTTCTCTAGACCCATCGGGTGTCATAACTACGTTGTTATCTGCTGTATTATCATTTGATTGCATATCAGAAATTGAAATACCACCAGCGTATAAAGCAACTCCTGTATAAATAGGATTTAAGTTAGGGTCTTTAATATATAATTTTAACGCCTGAATGTAATTTGTTGCAGCTTGGGCACCATGAATTTCAAACAATTCAACACGTTCACGAACTCGCATTGATAGTTTGAACAGAATAGTTTTTGCTGCGTCAAGTGAAGCTCTACGTACCGAACCTGAATGTTTATTTAGAAAATACTCGTATTCTTCGTTTGAAAGAATAGGGAATGACACATCATTGTCACCTACTTCTAACCGGCATTGTGAAATTAAATTCAGTGACATAATGATTCCTTATAATCTTGGCATTGGCATTTTTAACCCGATGAAAAAATAATAGATTGCAGCACAAGCAAAAACAAACCAAATAAGAGGTTTACTAACTCTGTATAAAAAGTCAATGACATTGATGAAACCAGTAAGCGATTGGAAGGTAGTAACCAAGTCTTTTGTATCTGATTTAATTTCCTTAACTTCAAAGTCAACCTCTGTTAATTTAGCTTCTATTTTACTAATACGTTGTAAAATTTCTAAATTTTCAGATTCTCGCATTTCACTACCTTTACTTGATTAGTTATTCTTTATGTATACACTTGTTAAAATATATACATAAAGAAAGCCCTCCGAAGAGGGCTGTTGCATTAGTTGCTTGAGAACAAACGAACAACGCACTGTGGGCGGCGTAGTAAATGCAGATGGTTACTTTCAGATTCGACTTCGATCTTAGAACCTTTTGGATCACGGAATGTCCAAACATAGGCTTCTTCACCGAGAGTGTTAACAAATTCGAACTTGTTAGCGGGTGAGAAGTAAGATACGAAAGTATCAGAAGTACCCATTGGGAGCATATACGCATCACCAGCAGGGATTAGACGCTGACCGTTGTATGAACCACGGTATTCGACGTAAGTAACGTTACCGTGTACAAAACGACGATATAGACCTGAACCTAGACGGTTGCGTAGAGGTTCTTGAGTAGAAGTGTAGTACTTGTACGCTTCCTTAACACCAGCTTGAGCGATTAGCTTGCTGAAGAATTCAGGTGAGCAAAGTACGACAACTTCGTTAACTACTGAACCATCACGAATTTCGTCTTGAATGTGAGCTAGACCTTCTTCAGATTTAGCTAGTACATCAGTAGTAGCAGTACCTAGAACATAGTCGATCTGCTTACGAGTAATACCGAAAGTAGTGTAGTAGTTACCGGCTACAGTACCGTTAGGTGCATAGATAGTACCAGTGGTTAGTGCGTGAGCACGAGCAGCTTCTAGAGTAACTGCATGATTCTGACGAATACGTGCTAGTTTACGAGCAATAACAGCAGCTTCAGTTTCAGGAGCATCAGGTTGTGCATAAGCACGTTTACCTTGAATGTCTGATGGGCTGATAGCATCATCAAGAGGGAAGTGAGGAACTGCGAAGCTGAATAGCTTGCGAGTATCGTCTTTGTTTACGTTGTTACGAGCACCACGTACTTGGTCACGAATTAGACCTAGAGTACCTTCAATTGCTTCAACGGTAACACTGTGTTGTGCTACGGATTCAGGTTGGAAAATACCCATTTCATTGATTAGACCCCAAGTATTAGGAATAAGCAATAGCTCTTCCGTATAGTCGGTCATTTCAAAGGCATTCTCAAAACTACGAATAGTCGCCATAATATATTTCCTTAATTATTAGTTAAATTTAAGATTAAACAGTATCGTTAACCTTGATACCCTTGGCAGCAAGTGCAGCAACTACATCGTTGATAGCTAGTGAACCTAGAACTAAAGCATCACGAGATACGATAGCAGGACCGCGCTCAAGAACAACTAGACGAGTAGCTGTAGCAGCAGGAGCAGTTGTTTCTTCCATCACGATACCGAAAATAGCACCAGCATTAGCAGGAACACCGCCAGTAGCAGTAACTAGTTCACCAACTACGAAAGTTTTAGCAGCACCAGTATAGGTAGCTACTTCACGGCAATAAGCTAATGAAGGCTCATATTCGTGTTTTACAAGATTTGAAGTGCGAAAGCCTTCAGTTGCGATTAGACGCGCCATATTAAACTCCTAGAATAAATTAAGTTATTTCTTAGCTTGTTGCTTTTTAATTAGTTTAGCAACAGCAGATTCTTTTTGCTCTGGTTGAGTATCAACAGCAGCACCTTTTTCAACGAACAGATCAGACTGTTCAACTTGAGCAGTTAGTGCTTTTACAACACGAACCACTTCCTCAAATTTTTCATCAGCTAATTCGGAAACAGCTTTGAATAATTGTTCTGCTTTGTCTTCAGCTTTCATGGCATCTACAAGTGCTTGTTTGCGAGTTTTTGCAACAAGAGCAGCTTTTTCTGCTTTGAAAACTTCAAGTTCAGCAAGAGCAGCTTTAAGAATTTCGGCTTGTTCGGCAGCTTGTTTTTGAATTGCTTCAAAGGCTGACTTTTCAACCATTTCCTGCTTAACTTCTTGCTTAACAGTTTGAGTTTCTTGAGTCATCAGTTTTTCCTTTTGTTTAGTTTTAACAACAGGGTTTGTCACCCCTTTATCCCCGCTAGCGATTGGGGTTTCTACCGCTGTTGCAGGAGCAACATTAGAAGATTCGGATTTTGAAACCATACTGTTTGCGTTCTCAAAACTACGAGTCGTTTTAGTTTTAGGTTTCTTTTTAGAATCAGCGTCATCCTTCTTTTTCTTATCGTATGAAGCGATTGCTTTTTCTAATTGTTCTTGGTCTTTGAGTAAAGAAAGATATTCGTCTTCTTTAAGAGTAGCCATAAAAGCACTAATATTTTTAGCTTCACTCGCAGCTTTAATAATTTCAAACGCTTCCATGCGTTCAGAAATCCATTCTTGGAATTCATCTTCAGCCTCTAGTTTTTCTTCTTCAGCAGTATCGGCAGGTTCTACATAACCCATCATATAAGCCAATACCTTTGCATCTTCGCTCCAAATATAAAAGAATTTGGATAGAAAATCAGGAAGTTCCATTGTTACTCTTACTTGTTGAATTTTTTCAATAAATTCATCAGAATAATTTTGTGATTTAAGAACTAGAGCAAAATCTTGTTTGTTCGCTACACCTTGATCTTTGTGACAGAGTGCAATATGAGCACCCTCCCTACTAAAATCAATATTACTAAGTTTACGTTTGGCGTTTTTTGTATCTGTCATTTTATTCCTCTTCTAATTCTTCGATTTGAGCTAATGCACCAATTGACAAACCAACAATTTCCCCTTTTTCAATCATATCCCAAAGGTCATCATCATTGATTTGTAGTGTCATTAACCAATCACCTTTTTGAACATAATGACCGTTTAATGACATATCAGCAGGAGCTAGATATGATTCGATTACATCAAATGTATCTGTCTTAAAAAGATGAAATAAATTACTTAGTTTTTTAGCAGAATGAAGTGCTTTATTAAAAGACTCTTTAGCTTTTCTGACTTCTTCTTCATCTGTATAATCACCATGTGCATCTGTAAAATTAGCTTTCATTGCTACATATGTGACTTGTTTTAATTTATCTGACATATCGTACCTTTAATTATATCACGACATATGAATGAATTATATCATGAAAATTTAATTTTGTAAAGAGAATTTAATTGGGCCATTGCATAATTGGCATTAAATTGATAAATTCTTCTACACTATTTGGTGGTAATCGTTTACCTTGTTGTACATCAAATAAAATCTGATATGCAGTGGCGTTACAAGTATCCATCCAAGCAGCAAATGCTTGACCTTCCGCTTGGAAAGGGCCGGGATAACCTGCACGTAATGCACAAGTAAACCTGTTGTCATATCTACGTTGTTGTGCAACAGAATCCAAATGATTGTCTAAAGCATTTTCAAACCTAGCTTTTAATCGGATAGCTTGTTCACTGGCTGGTAATGCTTCTAGAATATATCGTATTGTCCATACACCGTCTATCTTTTCTACATTAGTAGTGGTAAGTTTGAAAAGTGCTTCATCATATAGAGGTGGTGCTTCACGGACTATAGGTTCATAACCAAGATCAACAACGTCTTCTGAAGATATTGGAGATGGAAAACTCATATCAGGGTGATTTCTGAATATATCAAAAATAGAAACAACCTGCATAGTATTTGTATCTATAAATTCCATTGTTGACCTTTCTTAATAAGAACGATTAAATGCTATACTAGGTGAAATAGCATAATTACTAGTACCTGTTGTTGCTATCAAAAAATTGTTATATTTTACACCTGATGTTATCTGTATAGGATAATCAGATTCAACTAATCTCCAATCTCTGAAATTATTTGTTCTAAAAGTAAAAGTACTTAAAGAAGTAAAAACGCTTACAAAAAATGTATTTTCTATAACTACAGAACTATTAAATGAACTAACAGTCAAAGGAAATGGTAAAATTTGCCAGTTTGTTGAAAAAGGATCACTAGAAAAACATATACCTGAAAAGGTCAAAGTAAAATACAAACCGTTCATAAAAAAGAAATCGCTGTTGCTAAATATAGACAAATTGGCACCACCATCTCTAAGGGTCCAGTTGATACCATCAGTCGATGTTCTATATTGACCAACAGTAGTTGATGGTAAAAAGAATATATTGTTTGCGCAAGACATCTTTGTTTGTATTGGTTTTGTTCGTAATGTCCAATTTATACCGTCTGGACTAGTAGAATATTGTGTAGATTCATCAGTATTTTCAACAACCAATAAATTACTACTAGCTATAATTTTTCTACGGATTTGTGGTCCAGCAAATGTAGACAATGTCCAATTTATACCGTTTGTAGAACGATAAACTCTTGGGTTTGCAAAAGTATTAGCTTCAACAAGAAAAAATTGATTATTGTACACTATACCATCATCGAAAGAAGAAGCTGGTGCAGAAACTGTATTAAAAGTTAAACCATTGGTTGATCTAAGTATTGTATTTTGCTCATTAAAAAATGATGAAGCTGAAGATGACGTTATCATCAACAAAATATTCGATAATTTAATTACCTTTTCGTTAGGTGACAATGTAGATGAAGAATATTTAGTCCAACCTGTTGTTAAGTTATTAGAAATTCTTAATATTTCAAAACTACTCGATTCTGGTGCAGAGTAATATTGATTGTTGAAAAATTGTAAATAACCAATAAGTACACCGTTTGCAGGCGTATCTGTCCAGTTAATACCATCTGTAGAAGTTCTTAAAAAACTTCCTCTTGACATTAAAAAGGTATTCGAAGTTATACTATCGTTTACAAAAAATATACCGTTAATAGTAGTACTTCCTGTTTCTCTAAGAGTCCATGTAATACCATCTGGTGATGTTATATAAGCAGTATTAGACCGTATTAAAAACAAACCATTCCCAAATGTAATCTGTTGTAAGTTACCAGTTAACAAGTTATCCGTTTGAGTTGTCCAAGTTATACCACCATCTATACTTCTAGCTATAGTCCAATTCGAACCAATTGCAACTACAGTTTGATTATTATTTGCTGAACTTAAAAACATTTCACCAGCTACAGTAAGTCTAGTTGTCCACGTAATACCATCTGGTGAAGTCATGACAAGATTACCAGTGCCAGTACTTGCTACTGCCACAAAGAGGCCGTTACCGTAGATGACAGACTGCCAGCCGTTATCTGCTGCACTTGTGCGACTTGTCCAGGTGATACCATCTGGGCTGGTCATGACACGGTTGCCGGTGCCGCTGNNCAGTTGATACTTCAAAATCTGGGAAAAATTGTTGACCAGATGAATTTATAACCATTAAAGGTCTTGTTACATCACCCACACAGATTAGAACATTACCATTCGTTGCAAATGATCTAATTCTACCTATTCTTGCTATAGGTGTTGCCCAATTAGTACCTAGTGGTTCTGAATTTTTTGATAGTAAAAGATTATTAAGCATAATCAAGTAGAATAATTAGAGTTATAAATACCTCTCCATCTATTACCACCATCATCTGTAATGAAAGTAAAAAGATGAGTTCTACCAATAGATAAAACAGGCGATAACTGTTCAGGCCATTGAAGACCTGCAAACCAAGTAATTGTACCCGAAGT